CTGTCATCGCAGGACGCTGTCCCCGAGCCAACGTCGTGAGAGCCAACGCCATGAACACACGGGACGAACAGATATGGGAGGCACGCCAAAGCGGTCTGACATACAAGACGGTCGGTGCCCAGTTCGGGTTGTCTTCGCCTCGATGCCAGACGATCGTGTTCGAGGTCCAGAAACGGCATCGATCGGCAGACCGTTGGGTCGTCGACCACGGCGGGAAGCCACCGGAGCGGACACCAACCTGGGTACGGCCCACGTTCAAGGTAAGGAACCAGGAAGTGTGGGAGGCACGCCAGGAGGGTCTGACCTTCAGGGCGCTCGCCGCCCGGTTCGGTTTGAGCCCCGCACGGTGTGTACAGATAGTGGCGAAGATCGACGGAGACAGGCGAGCCGATGAGTAGAGCGTTTGACCGTGCGGCAGAGTTCCTCGACCAGGTCGTTGAGTTGCTCGACAATCCCACACAGGAATCCGTTGAGGACGAGTTCACTAGGGTGTCAACGAGCGGTGAATGCTGGCGATGTTTGCGTGACTGCGACGACCTTGGGGTCTCTGAGCTGTGCCACGAGTGCCGCCGCTGGCTAGTTGAGGGGCGAGTCGCCGAGCCCAGAGCGGGCTTGAGCGTCCTACCAGAAGGGCACCACTGGTTGGAGATAACAACGTTCGGGGACAACACCTCCCAGTTCTTGCCGGTCCCCGACAGGTTGTTGGAGCAGCTACCCGGCTGGCCTTACTTCGCCAACGGCACATCAAGATCGCCGTTCTACATGCCCACAACCGGGGACTGACTCTGGCACACTGGACGAATGGCACGCACAGCGATCAACTACAACGGTGGACCGGTCCAGTCTTTGCGGGCGACTACGTCCACTGGGGCTGGTACAGCGTTCGTTCTCAACGGCGGCTACTCGAACTTCACGGCCTATTGCATGCCGACGACTGCCGGAACTGGCACAGCGTCAGCTCAGATACAGGGCTCTCTCGACGGCAATGTGTGGGTTGCCCTGTCGGCTGCGACGACGTTCTCGACTGCCGGACGGTTCTTCAATTCGACTGCCGGTTTCACCGTCGGACATGCCCGCCTTCTTGAGACTGCTGAAGGGTCAACTGACACTGTCGTCAATGCTTGGCTGACCGCTCGACCATAAGGATCATCATGGCTTGGACTTATGCAGGCGATCCGGCGGCGTCTAATCTGGCGACTGTCCGTTTCCTCATCGGTGATACTGACACCACAGACCAGCTCCTGAATGACGCTGAGATCAACTACCTGATCTCGGTCGCTGGCGGGAACTACGAGGCCGGTGCTAGAGCAATCGATCAGATCATCGCTTCGGGTCGCCTGGTCGACAAGACCGTCGGCGACATTTCGATCTCAGGGTCTGCACGGGCGTTGGATCTGCGTCAGGTTCAACGCTCGCTGCGATACTCCGGGTCGCTGTCAGCGCTGCCGTACGCAGGTGGGATCTCCGTCGCTGACATGGAGTCTCAGAGACGAGACTCCGACATTCCTACACCGGCGTTCACCAAGGGCCAGTTCGACCATCCGAATGTCAATCTTCCTGGGACAGGACGCTTCGAGACATCGACGTCGACATGAGTGCCGCTCTCGACGCCTCGCTGAAGGGGCTGATGAAGCAGACGTTGACGGTTGCCACGCCGACGACCTCGACGTCGCTGTCGCTGTACGGCGTCAAAGAGTTCTCGACGGGCGCCTCGACCTATTCGTGTAGGTACACGGCCAAGAACGGTTCCGTGCGACTTGACTTCGATCAGTCGTTGTCGTACACCGGGATTGTTTGGGTGGCGTCTACGGGGCTAACAGTCCAGGACAAGGTCACTCTGCCTAACGGCTCGAACCATGCGCCTGTTGTGAGGGTCGACACGTTGGCCGACGAGTACGGCAACACCCATCATCAAGTGCTGTATATGGGCAAGTGATGGCTGACAACCGGCAGAGTTCTCGGCGGGCTTCTCGATCGAACCGAGGGAAGTCCACCGGGAAACGTAAAGGGAACCGGGGGCGTGGCGCTGATAACCGTGGGAGGAACCGTCGCTGATGGCTCCAAGACACGGCAGATCCAGGAACCCGATACGCAGCAACAGCAACAAAGCCCAGACACGACGGAAGAAGAAACGTCGCAAGGCCAGGAAGAGAGCCAAGAAGACCTACGGAGATCTGCGATGGGGTGTCTCGATGACCATGGTCGGCGACGAGGAGATCATGGAGAACCTCGAAATACTCGCCGAGGAAGCACCCGAGATGCTCGCTGCAGCGCTGTGGATCGAAGCGAACGAGATCATCAACGAAGCAATCATGGAGGTCCCCGTCGACACCGGGGTCTTGCGTGCATCAGCCAACGTCGGAGAACCGGTCATCAACGGGCAAGGCATCTCGCTGGCTCTCGGGTTCGGTGGCGCTGCGTCCGCTTACGCTCAGGTCCAACACGACAACCTCTCCTACCGGCACACCGTCGGTAACGCCCTGTACCTGTCTGGCCCGTTCGACCGGCACATGGCTGGCCCGTTCACATCTCACCTCTCAGCGACAATCGTGGGATGGTTGGAGGATGAGTGAATGGATCGAGGTGCGCTGCATCTCCGCTGATTGTGGGGGTCGCTGGGTTTCCGGCGAGTGGGTCCCTGGCCGACCGAAGATCCTCCTCAAGTACCATCGGGGAGACGCAAGCAGCGAGAACAAGATACACGCCGAGACTCGGTGCTTACGATGCGGCCAACTCAACGAGATCGTAATGAAGGAGGGGACCAACAATGTCGACTGGGCTGATTGAAGACCTGGCGCTCTACCTGGACACCAATTCGACGAAGGTCACACGGGGCTCGAACCTGTTCGTGATGCAGATGCCTGCCGAGGCTGCGAACCCTTCGACGTCTCTGCCGCTCGTGGCGCTCGTCCCGATCGTCGGGTTCCCGGCAGTCAACCGGTTTGTGCCTAACGGTGGAGGTCCTGCGTTCAGCCGACCTCAAGTCGGTGTGATGGTCCGCTCGACTGCCGGGGCTGGTGCCGATCCGATCCCGACGGCAGCGTCAGCGCTCGCTCATACCGTCCACGATTTGTTGGTCCAGTATCCGCCGAACTCGACGGTGTCCGGTGGGGTGCATGGGATGATCCACTCGATCGATGCGTGGTCGCCGCCGTATCTCGAAGACCGGGATGCGCTGAACCGTTACGAGTTCTCTTTCAGACTGAATATCTGGGACAGTGCCTGATCTCTACGGGACGTCCACGTCTCCTCCTCAGGCGCCGCCTCAGCTCACGTTGGAGCCTCTGCTGTGTCAGCACCCACCGTGTGGGGCTCTGCTCGCTGAGTTGGTGACTGCTCCGTTCCGTTTGCGTTGTCGGAAGTGTAAGAAAACCACGGCGTCTGGAAGATTCTTTTCCACCTGAGGTTGGTTTCGTACCACTCACATGATACGGTTATGTCCATGCCCAGCACCACGCTCACTCTCACCGAGATCACCACTCGCACAGGTCGCACCTATTGGATCAACGCCGAAGGGATCGCCATCCTCGAAGATGCCGATGATCTCGCATACTTCGAGGTATGCGACGAAGCCGAGCACGCAGCAGCCGCTGCCGCCGAATGGGGTTCCAGCTACGTCTGCGGCGGTGGTCGCCCAGAAGACGCCATGCTGGCCTACCGCCAATATCACATGACCGACGAAGATCTGGTAGGAGCGACACGATGACCGCTCAGAGCCTCCTCGGACAAGCCACACGGGACCGCATCCGCCTCGACATCGTCATGGACGAATGCTCAGTCTGCGGCGGGAGCATGGGCAACGGCGCCCTCTGGCCGAACCACATTCACGACGACCAGGACGCCTGGGTCGATACCCAGAACGCACTCGACGATCTCGACGAACATCGGAGCACCACATCATGAAAGAGTTCACCCTCAGCATCGACATGGGCAACGCAGCAATGTCCGAAGCGGGACACGCCGCCGACATACTGCGAGACATAGCCAACGCCATCGACACCGACAACTACGACGTCGACAGCACCCAATCCATCATCGACGTCAACGGGAACCGGGTTGGTTCATGGAAGTTCACGCCATGAGATACCGCATCAACTACGTCATGAACGGCAGGCAGCAAGACGTCTCCGTCGACTACCAGGACCACCTCAGAGAAGCCATCATCATAGGGAGAGCCGAGGCCATCAAGATGGTCGAGGTCAGCCAGAAGCCGGACCCTCGGGTTGTCGTCTCCGTCGACTATTTAAGCGGCGGCTGGAAGCAGTTGTGGGCTCGGACCGTCGAGACATCCAAGGGACGCACAATCGTCTCCGGCTACTACGCCACTGCACGGGGCATCGAGACCTGGGACAACTGGGCCACGCAGAAAGTCCTCGGCTTGCAGGACCAGATCAAGGACATCAACATGGTGGCCGAACAGTTCCGAGACGTCATCAAGGAGTCGGGGATATGAGCGAACCAGGACTGCACCATCGAGGTGATGCCGCTGTCCCTGAATACACCCGTCCGACGGGTGTCGATTGGGAGCGGGTGTTGCCGTGGTTGTGGGGGACTCTGCTCGTGGCGATCATCGTCATCGTGGGCAACCTCGAATACGATGCCTGCATCCAAGCCCAGGGGGCCTGCTCGTGACTCTGTAGGGGGATAGTCACATGCGCGTTCTCATCACTGGCGGTACGGGCTACATCGGGAGCCATATAGCTGTCGACCTGATCGATGCCGGGCACGACGTCGAGCTGCTCGACAATCTCGATAACAGTTCGGCGGTTGTCGTCGATCGAATCGAGACCATCACTGGCTCTCGCCCCACCTTCCACAATGTGGACCTGTGCGATGCCGCTGCTACGGACTTCGTATTCGCATGCGCCGTTGACTCCAAGGCTCCACTCGACGCGGTAATCCATTGCGCTGGTCTCAAAGCCGTCGGCGAGTCAGTCGAGAAACCAATGGAGTACTACCGCAACAATGTCGGAGGGACTCTCAATCTGCTCGAAGCGATGCGCGCTCATGGCACCACGAGGATCGTCTTCAGCTCATCGGCCACGGTGTACGGCGACCCCCAGTTCCTGCCCATCACCGAATCCCACCCGATCCTGGCCACCAACCCCTACGGACGAACCAAGGCCCATATAGAGGACATCCTCGTGGACGTGGCCACCGCCCACGACAACTGGCATGTCGTGCTGTTGCGGTATTTCAACCCGGTCGGCGCCCACCCGAGCGGAACCATCGGCGAAGACCCTCAAGGTACGCCCAACAATCTCGTACCCCGACTGTTCGAGGTCGCCTGCGGCAAGTGGGATTCCATCACGATCTGGGGGCGGGATTGGGATACCCCGGACGGCACCGGGGTCCGCGATTACATCCACGTCACCGACCTCGCCTCGGGCCATCGTGCCGCGATCGAATCCCTCGACGACCTGCCCGCAGTGACGACGGTGAACCTCGGGACCGGCCGTGGATACTCCGTGATGGAAGTGGTCGAGGCAGTGCGTCACGCTTCGGGGCACCCAGTTCCCACGAGTGATCGCGAGCGGCGACCTGGCGACGTGGCCTCTAGCGTCGCCGATCCGGCCCTCGGCCTCGAGCTCTTGGGTTGGAAGGCTGATCGGGATCTTGTCGAGATGTGCACAGATTCCTGGCGCTGGCGCAGCCAGAACCCAGATGGGTACCGGTGAGGGGATGGAAGTCTCTGGAGATTTCTTTCCTCTGACGTTGGTAACGTGCCACTGAGGGTGTACGATCATATCTATGACCTGCACCGCACACATCGAGTCCCTCCCCGGCACCATGGTTTTCGTCGAGCCCGACGGACTCATCTTCCACGCCGACCCCGACTGCCGCGAAGCAGCCTTCAACCTCCGACACAAGGCCGATGGCGGCAAATGGCCCTGCGGTCACTGCATCAACGTCGATGTAATCCCTGAGGGCTCGCACGCCACTCGCCTCTCCGACAGCGTCCCCTCGGGCAACGGTGGCTCCGGTACCGGAACCGGCGGCGGACGCAAGGCCTCAGGCGCCTCTGAGAAGCAGCTCACCTTCATCGCTTCGCTTCAGGCTCAGGTCACCGAGGTTGTCTTCGAGGAATGCCTCATCAAGGCCACCGGCGTGAAGATCGACAAGGGCCTCACCGGCTCGCAGGCATCGGACCTCATCGAGGCGCTCCTCAAAGCGGCACCGGCACCGGCACCGTCCGAGAAGCAGGTCGCCTTCCTGAAGTCGCTCTGGGAGCAGAAGCGCCCCACCAAGAATGACACCTTCGAGGACTTCGTCGCTGACCCTCGCACCGTCGAGTTCTTCGCTGACCCGAACACCAAGAAGGGCTGCTCCAAGCTGATCGAGATGTTCAAGGGCCTCCCGAACCAGGCTCCTCTCCCCAACCAGAAGGCAGCCGCTAAGCCTGCCGAGGTTGAGGTTGGGAAGTTCTACTTCGACGGCGAGGACATCTTCGAGATCAAGCAAGCGAAGTCGGGCAACCTCTACGCCATCCGGGTCTTCGACAAGGAGTACGTCGGCCAGGGCTGGAAGGGTAAGAGCTGGACGGTCCTCACCCAGGAACAGGCCGCAGAGTTCGGGCATCGCACAGAGCGCTGTGTGATCTGCTCGAAGAAGCTCACGAACCCTGCCTCCATCGAGATCGGTATAGGCCCGATCTGCTTGGCTCGGATCGAAGGCTGGTAGGTTCTCACTCACCCGGCGATTGATATCAGAACAGGTCAGGCACCCCCCGCCGGGGAGTTAGGGACAGGCAGAGTGGGCTTGCGGGCTGACTCGACCTGGGTCACCACCCCGACAAAGTCCGTGTGGTGCGGGACAAGAACCCCTCGGCCATCCGGTCGGGGGGTCTCTTGCTTTTCTCAGAACTGCTGTACTCTCAGTTGCGACATCCGTTAGTGCCCTTGTGGCCTCAACGCTTCGCCTTCCTGTGACCTTCGTGTCCCGTGAGCCTCGCTCCGGGGCTGCGCCTGTTCCGGGAGGCTCACATGAAAGTCATTCTGTCCCGAGGCGGCGACTACACGCCGTCCAACGGTCCAGCCAAACGCTACGAAGCCTCCGAGGACCCTCAGGACGTCGCTGGAGAGTTCGGACGTGCGATGGTGGGCCGAGGCTACGCCACCACCGTGAAGACGCCTAAGGCACCTCGCAGCGGGAGCACAGACTGATGGCTCCTACATTCCAGCACGGCAAAGGCGCAGCGGTACTCGTCAACAAGACCAACATGTCGGTGATCCTCAACGACGCCTCGTTCGACGCCACCGCTGATGTGGCTGAGGTCACAAACTTCGGTTCGTCAGGTAACCGGGAATATATCGCCGGGGTGCGTGACGCCTCCGGTTCGTTCTCGGGGATGTTCGACGGTTCAACCAACGAAACCGACCAGGTCTTCGAGGCGCTCCTCGGCAACTCGACCGCTGCGGTCATCACCTATGGGCCTGGTGGGGACACCATCGGCACGCCTGCCTATCTAGGTGCGGCCCGTGTCACGAGCTACAACGTTGCTTCTCCGGCGTCTGACGTTGTGGCTGCATCGATGGCTGTGCAGTACACGTCGGAGTCCAGGTCCGGGTTCTGGCTCGCCGATCTGGGAGCACGTTCCACAGCGACTACCCATGCGACTGTCGTGATGCCCGGTTCGTCAGCTTCGACTCTCGGCGGGATCGGACATCTCCATGTGATCTCGGCGACAACCAACGTGGGTGGCGCTGAACTGAACATGAAGATTCAGGACTCCTCAGCCGGTTCGGTTTGGGCTGACGTCCTCACCTTCGCGTCTGTCTCCTCGACAGCCCCGGAGAGCTACCAGCGGGTCCTCGTTACCGGCGAAGTCCTCGACCAAGTCAAGGCCACTGCATCGTTGATGAGTTCAACCAACGCCACGTACTCCGTGGCATTCGCCCGTCGATAACACCAACCCCAGAGCCCCCTTGAGAGCCATAGCAATAGGAGCAATTCAATGGCACCAACATTTAGGCACGGCAAGGGTGCGTACTTTTCCCTGACCAGTACCGCTGGAGTGACGATCGTCTTGTCTTCCGGTGGCGATGACATGTCCCTCGATAGTTCGGCTGATACCGCCGAAGTCACTGCGTTCGGTGACGACGACCGGGTGTACATCGCCGGTCTCCGAGGGCACACGTTCTCGTTGTCTGGGCACTTCGCCTCGACCTATGCCGATCCGATCCGGGGGATGCTCGGCAACTCGACTGCGTCGAACTGCATCTTCGGTGCATACGGCAACACGACCGGGTTCATCAAGTCCACGTTCGCCATGCATCTCACCCAGTTCACCGTCGGATCTCCGGTCGGTGACAAGGTGTCCATGTCGATCTCAGCGCAAGTCACCGGCGCTGTTTCATCAACCATATTCTGATCCTCATTCTGAGGGCAGTAGCACAGAGTCCCTGGAGGACCCGCTAATGAGCAAGCTGAAAGACATCATCAAAAGTGCTGACGATCTGCTTCGTCAGTGTTGGGAAGTTCCTGACTGGCCGAACCCTGAGGGGGACGGCGGTGTGATGCTGGAGTTAAGAACGCCATCTGTTAAGAGGCGCTCTGGACTGTTGAAGGCGTTCACCAATGAGAGCGGCGAGATTGACATGGGAGCCATGCAGCTCGCTCTGGTCAAGGAGATGGTGTTCGATCCGGAGGCAGCCAAGGGCGAGGAAGACACACCCCTGTTTGATGAAGATGACATGGAGTGGCTCGAAGAGAAATCCGGGTCGGCTGTGTGGGGGATCGCTCAGGAATGCATGTTTATAGCGGGATTCCAGGAACGCGAAGACGGTTCTGGTGAAGGGGCCGAGACTGATCTCGTGGAAGCGGGAAAAGCGTCCTCCTAAAGAACGGCTCGGTCAGGAACCAGTTGCAACTGGCCGAGCTGCTCGGGATGACTTGGGCTCAGGTCACTGAGATGTCGTACGCCGAGTACATCTTGTGGCTCGCAGAGTTCGAGTTGAGAGCTTGGGAGAAAGACCAAGAAGGGTAAACCGTATGGCAGTCATCGGGAAAATGTCAGTCGTTATGGAAGCGGCGACCGGCAAGTTCACTGCCGGTATGGGGCAAGCCGTCAAGTCGGTGGCTCCTTTCAAGACGGTCCTGGGGACACTCGGCAAGACAATGACCATGAAGGTCACTCTGCCATTGGCGGGGATGGCAGCAGGAGCGGTTATCGCTGCGAACACCTTCGACAAGACGATGTCTCAGATCACGGGTCTGGTGGGTATCGCCGCTGACGAAGTCGACAGCATGGGGGCGTCGGTCCTGAAGCTGGCCGGGCCGACAGCCAAAGCCCCACAGGAACTCGCCAAGGCTCTGTTCGCTGTGACCTCGGCAGGTTTGCGTGGTAGCGAAGCCATGGGTGCGTTGGATATCGCAGCGAAGGCCTCAGCGGCCGGTCTGGGCGACACCAACGATGTAGCTCTGGCAGCGGCTTCGTCGATGACTGCGTACGCCTCTGTAGGTATGACGGCTGTCGAGGCGACAGACATCCTGACGGCCACCGTGAAGCAAGGCAACTTGGCAGCGGCTGACCTAGCCGGGTCGTTGGGTGCGATCCTCCCGATCGCTGCAGCCGCTGGGATCTCACTCGCAGACGTCGGCGCTGCGACAGCGATCATCACACGGTCCGGTGCGTCAGCGGGTGAGGCGATCACCTCGATGCGTGCAGCGATCATGGCGATGAACGCACCTGGTGGTGAAGCCGCAACAATCATGGAACAGGCCGGACTCTCAGCGAACAACCTCCGCAAGATACTCAAGGAGGACGGCCTGATCGCCGGTCTCCGGGCAGTAGAGAAAGCGGCTCAGGGGGACGCTTCGGCAATGAAGCTGATGTTTGGCTCGTCGGAGGCGCTGTCCGGTGCGTTGACTCTCCTCGGAACCGACGCCGCCACGATCACCGAAGTGTTCGACGATGTCGCCAACTCGGCAGGGATCACACAGCAAGCATTCGAAGTGGCTGCGGGGGAAGGGGCATTCAAGTTCAAAGCGGCCATGCAAGAAATGAACATCGTCGCTATCCAGTTCGGACAGATCATCGCCCCGATGGTCACGGCGATGATGGGGTTGGTGTCTGAGCTGATGCACCTCCTCACTGCGATACCCAAGTGGGTCAAGATTGTGGTGGTGGCGTTGGGGACATTCCTGGCTGTCCTCGGGCCATTAATGGCAGCGATGTGGGCATTCACCACACCGATCCTGGCCGCCAAGGGCGCTGTGTTTCTCCTCGGGATGCAGACAAAGTTCGCCACCCCCAAGATCCTGACCTGGGCAGCGAGTATCAACACAGCCAAGATCGCTATGCGCGGCTTCTTGGTTATCGCTGCGTTGACCGCCGGGTTGGCTATCTGGAGCATGTGGAAAAACTCTCGGGCGAAAGAGGCCCAGAAGTATGCGAATCGGGTGAATGAAGTCTCGGAAGGGATGAAACGTCTACACCCGGAAATGTTCCTGGTGACGCAACGGATGTCTGAGCTGCACGACGAGTTGCCTAAGTCGGCTACCGGGCTGGAAGGGTTGGAAAGCATCCTCGACCAGATAGCTGGAGGGGCAGCGATCGCATCGAGAGCTGCGATGGAAGGCCTTGGGTTCGAGTTCAGAAGCCTCATCAAGATCATGCCGGACTTCAACAATTTCCTCACCGCCACAGGTTCAGAGTTGGGCATCCTTTCCAAAAACCTCAGCACGGCGGGCAAGGGGCGTGACGAGTCGGCGATTCGAAAGGCCCTCGAAGACATCGCTGCCATGGAGGGAGACATAGGGCTCGTCGGGGAGCAGTTGATTGCCCTGAAACAGTCGATGCCTCAGAAAGAGTTCCAAAGTCTCGTCAAGATCCTCGACGACTATTCCAAGGCCCAGGCGGGGAGCACCGCAGAGAACGAGAAGCTGGCAAAGGCAGCCTTCAATACCGGGGAGGCGATGGCGGTAGCGAAGCGACATCTTGGACAACACGGGGTGGACCTTGTCGAAGATGCGATAGCCACTGCGAATGCTTCAGACTCGAAGACCGCCTACGCCATCGAACTGAAGGCGGTGTATGAGGCCATCATCAAAGCGAACCCCGAACTCGCCGGGTTGGTGGATGGGATGGACGCAGCAGCGAGAGCAGCGGCAGCAGCAGCTACCCCGCTGGGTCTGTTGACCACCGCAGTCGAGTCCGTGGTCGACGGCGTGATGGAAAACATCGAGGAGCACACGTCTCTGGAGAAGGCATTCGAGAACGCTGGAGAAGCAGCCAGCGAGGCCTCAGAGAAGATCGGCAAGGAGGTCCCGACATCGATCGGGATGCTCACCGATGCGTTGGTCACCTCGGTCGAAGAGATGGAGGCATGGAAGGCTGACCTGGAGACCTTGTCAGGGCAGGTCGGTCCCGCTTTGTTGGACGAACTCGCCAAGTTGGGGCCTGCCGCCGCACCACTGATCCGCGACATCGTTACTGCCACCGCAGGCGAGCGAGCAGCGCTGATCGCAGCTTATGAGGCGACCGGCCGTGACTCGGTCAATGCAGCAGAGAACGAGTTCGAGGAGATGGCTGATGCGCTGACTAAGGCACTCGCCCCGGCGATCGCTGAAGCGTTCGGGCTTGGCGCTGACATTATGCAGGGTCTGGCGATGGGGCTGGACCTCGGGCAGATCGCCACTCTCCAGAAGTTGACGAAGTTCGGTGACGAGATGCGGGATGCGATGGAGAACCCGTGGTTCGTCATGTCGCCGTCGAAGGTCACACAGCAGCTCGGCAACGACATCATGGAAGGGTTGTACTGGGGGATCGACGGGTTTGTTCCTGAATTGACCGGGCTAGTCGAGCGGACAATGCTGGACCTGGTGGACGCATTCGATGCGGCGATGTTCTCCGTGACCCTCGTAGGGACAGCGTTAGACGATTCGGTGCCATCGGTACGTGAGTACGGCGATCAGATGGGTGTGCTGGAGTCGAACTCGATAAGTGCGGCCCTGGCACAGGAACGTCTCAAAGCAGCGATAGATGCGGCCGACGGGGCGCTCGAAGCCTCGAAGGCGGCGACAGGGGCAGGCACCACGGTAGAAAGGATGTTCACCTCGATCTCCGATATCGGAGCCATGGAACCAGACAGGGACACAGGCGTCGCTGCGCTCTCTGGTGGTGTCAGTATGTTCACCGAGAAGGGACGAGAGAATCGCGAAGTACTTCGTGGCGCAACGAACGACATACAAGCGTGGGGCACCGGACTCGCCGAGGCGGGGATCGACGCAGCCATCGTGAATAGGGTTATCGCTCTGCAACGTGAGGAGCTGATCAAGAATGCGGTCGCTGTAGGCGCAGACGAGGAAGCGGTCCGCGATCTCATGAAAGAGTGGGAGATGATGAACGACATCGAGATCGCGCCGACGGTGCAAGTTGACCTCACTCCAGCACAGCTCGAAGCCAACGCCCTCACCAAAGAGTTCCAATCGCTTGTTGGGTTCGATGGGAACATGATCCAGCCGACCATCTACGTGAAAGGCGCCAAGGAGGTCCGTGAACTTAAGGAGGACATGGCAGCGTTCCACAACAAAAAGATCTATCTCGACGTAGTCACTCGACTATCGGAAGAAAACCCGTCGTCGTTGAGGTCGTCGCACACTGGTGGGGTGTTTGCTGAACCAGCGCCAGGGGAGGATCAGAGCACCTCGGTCTTAAACATCACCAACAACAATTATTCGTTAGACCCGAACTTGGCTTCGGAGGGTATGGCGTGGGCTGGACCGAATGGTGAGCACAGCGTAGGAGGCGGCTGATGGCTGCTACACGGATCGACTTTGTGAACGGCTTGACCGGTGGGGCGTCCGCGACATTGCGTCTCAACGATGGGACCGCCGATAGTGACGGAAATGTTTGGAACGTGACGAACCTTGTCGGGTGGGGTGGGATGACACCGGCAGTAATGTCGATGAAGAGGATGGCGACCGACGGCAACGTGATCACCAACGCTTCATATTCTGTGCGGAACATACGGGTGACCGGGACTGTGCATGTCGCTGCGGGTTCCGACATATGGGAAGCAATCCAAATGTTCGAGAGCTGCACAAATTCGGTCGCAGCGAACGGGAAGGTCCGGGTGTATGAGCCTGCCGGGACGAGGCACGCTTTGGTTCGTTTGAACGGCCAACCAGCCATCAGTCGGAACAGTAAGAGTCAACACGTTTTGGACTGGGCTGTGGCGTTCACCGCCCACGCTCCCGCTCTTATCGCAGGGGCGTGACCGGTGTCTTCGTACACGCTGCTTATCGTCAACGGCTTGACCGGGGCGACCGTCGCAACGATCTCGACTGGGACCGGAGAGTTCGACGCTCAGGTTGACTCCGTGACTTGGGCTCTGAACGACCACGATTACATGTCGTTTCGTATCCCGAAAGACCACGCCTCGATCGCTTCGATCGCTGAGATGAAGATCACAGCAGAGGTCCGGTTGGAGAAGGACGGGTACACGATCTTTTGGGGTATCCCGACTCGGTCGGTGATGGGCTCCCAGTTCCTCAGCGTTCAATGTTCCGGGCTGACGTACTACTTCGAGAAGCGGTTTGTTGGCGACGCTACCCGAACGAACTACATCACCGATCCGGACTTCGAGTTGGGGACTGCGCTGGCGTGGGTAGAGGCTGATCCTGGCTCGAATATCGCTGCTAGCTACGACACAGCGATCCACAAAGTGGGTACCCGGTCGGTCAGGGTCCAGGGAAACGCTCGGGCCGCTGACACGAGAGCGAACGGCGAAGCGATCACGAGCCCAGTGAGTCCCGGCGACTACCACGGTATTGACGCTCAACACACGCAGAACACAGCGGCGCTGTTCACCGGTGAGAACTTTTTTCATACGATGGTCGCCAAGGCGTGGTACATGATTCGAGACGACGCCACCTACACATACAACTCGAAGCCATTCGACACTCGCGGTTTCTACATCCAGACGAAACTCTCTGGGGTGTGGACCGGACGGCACTGGTCCGCTCAGATCCTCGACACGACCGAACGCAACGTTTGGTTGCGCTCCGAGTTCGAGATCCTCGTGTACGGCGGGGAGACAGTGGAGATCCGCCTGTACGTGCCCGGCGGTGCGGCATCGCCGAACTCGGCGATCAACTGGGACTCGACCGGGCTGTTCCTTGAGGAGTCCTTGTCGTTCTATGGGACGGACGGGACGGGCACCGACATCGTCGAGATAATGGAAGGGCTGATGCTCCACGCTCAGGGTGTCACCGTGCTCGGGCAGCCAGGCCCATCGAACAAAGACAATCTCAATATAATTGTCGATCCGGCGAACACGACTGTCGGCACGAAAATCGCGATCGCATATCAGCACGCCGACCATGCGAACATCTGGGAATCTCTAAACGATATGGCGAACACTGAGCATGGCGCCGACTTCCGTATCACTTGGAACGCTGCGAACACCATCCGCTATCTCAAAGTCGACCGGCCGATCGGCTCGGCAAAGTCAACGTTCGATTTACAGATCGACGGCGCCACCTCGAACATCATCGACATCGTTGCCTACGCCCGAGATGGCGAGAACGTCGCGAACGTCGTTGTTGCGCTGGGCGAAGGCGAAGGCCCAGACCGCGAGGAAGCCGAAAAAAGTGGGATTACAGCGTTGGGTGTCGCTTGGGAGGACATCATTCGTGCGCCGAGCGGATGGGAGATAGACCTACTCGACGAACTTGCGATAGGCGAGCAGGCCAGCCGTGCGGACGTCGAAGAATCGTTCACGGTGCGGTTGACCGACTCCGATTTCAGTACGGTGATCGCGGGGAACAGCAACCGTGCGCTTGATCTGCTTCCAGGGGACACGGTCACAGTGGACGGCACCTGGGGCAACATCGGTTCCTGGGCGAGAAGTATGAAATTGGTTCGGCTTACCCTTACCCCGATGGCTGGGGTCTACGTCGCGGAGTTCAACGTCGCATGAGCAGTGTCTACAAGAAACCTCAAACCGGGCAGTTGATCAGGGACTTGGATCGGCGTCTCAAGTCGATCGAACGGAACGTCGGACGGAACCTGATCTTTAGTGGGGGTAGCGTTCATATCCCCGGCGGCCTCACGCTTGGAGGTGGCGGCCCTGAGGGCGGCGACGGTGGCAGAGGAAGCCCAATCACCGGGGGTATCCCCGCTATCCCGACCGGGTTCAACGCTACGTCGGCAGCGGACGAAGAGAACGTGTGGATCGACCTCGTTTGGACGTTCCCTGACACGTCGGCGTCGCCAGTCACCCAGTTCGAGATCAGGTGGCAACGGACCGGCGACACCGACTACCAATATGCGGTGACAGCGAACTCGGACGCTTATCAGATCTACGGGCTGCAATCCAACACAAATTACACCGTGGGTATCCGTTCGATCTCGCAGCTCAACGTCGCCGGTACGTGGGTGACTGACACGGTTCTCGCTGCGACCGACTCCACTGCTCCCGCTCAGGTCGCGAATCTGATTGTCGCCGGTAATCTAAGTGCGACTACGCAGATGTGTTCGTGGACCAACAATAGTGAAGCGGACCTGGCCGGGTACGAGATCAATTTGAGTCGGGCGTCGATCGTGACCGCTGTGCCGGGGACCACTCTGGCTTCCAGCGATGTGACGTGGCCCGCGGTGGACGACACCCTCAACGGTATGACCGTGGAAATCGTCGCTGGCCCAGGCGCCGGAACCTCTGCGACGATCACAGACTACGTGGGTTCAACGAAGACTCTCCACGTCAGTGCGTGGCCGGGCACGGCTCCGACCACCGCCTCGAAGGTTGTTATCAAACTCACGGCGGGCAAGATCGGCGCCTTTTACACGAACGGAATCTTCTCGAAGCAGGTTACGGCGACGATCTTCACCGCCGACGGCCTCGATGGGACCGCCGCAACCCTGTATGTGTGGCAGGTCGCGGCCTACGACAGGTCGGGCAACATCGGAACCTATTCCGCCACAGCCTCCGCGACGACCACGCTAATCCCGAACGCCCACATTGCTGAGTTGACTGCGAACAAGATCAAAGCAGGCACGATCGGCACCGAAGTTTTGAAGCTCTCGAACAGTGCGAACTCACGGATCGAGTCGTACGACGGAACGTCGCTGCTTATCCGTGGTAATGGGACAGCGTTGTTCACTAACGTAGAAATCACTGGGCTCGCCACGGGTGGCATGGCCATCGGGACGGGCGACTCGATCTTCAAAGTCGACCAGGCTGGGCAGCATTGGGCAGGCGACGCTGTGTATGGCGACGCTCCATTCCGGGTGTCAGTTGCGGGTGCGCTGGTTGCCACTAGCGCAACGATCACCGGGGCGATCACAGCAACGTCAGGCTCGTTCACCGGCGCGATTACGGCAAGCTCGGGCACGTTTGGGAGGACCACTACCGCCGGTGATCTGTCCATGTCGGTTAACGGCGCTTCCCTCGACTTCAAGACCGTCGGAGGAACTGGAGAGGTCGTCGCCACAGTCAACACCGAGGTGATGGCCCGACTGTGGCAGCACACCTCCGGTCTAACCATCATGGGCTACGTCTCGGGCACGATCGGACGTAACTCGACATCGGACTGGATCTGGTTCGACACTGGCTCGATGGTGTTCAACGTCAGTACGGGTGATTACACATGGCTCAAAGCGACGGGCACCACGCTGATGACCCTGTCGGAGTCGGGTGCCTCTGCACAGCTCAAACTCCATTCCGGTCACATAAGTGAGGGGGGTGAGATATTGCTCCAACAGGCAACGCACTCTAATTTCACGACTGACGTG